AAATAAAATAAAATGAATAATTTCGATTTAAAAAAATACTTAGATGAAGGTAAGCTATTAAAAGAAGAAGGAAAAACCTTAGTTTATATAGTTGTTGAAGATGGTGATAACAATCAACATGTGTTGAGTGATATGAAAGTATTTTCCAACAGGAATGATGCTGATGATTATGCCGATAGTTTCAAGTATGGTGGAATGATGGTATTCCAGAGTGAAGTAATATAAAATAAAATAAAATGGAAAATTTCGATTTAAGAAAATATTTAGCAGAAGGTAAGCTATTAAAAGAAGAAATGAAAGCACCTAGTGGCTGGACTGAAATCAAAGACTTATCAGACCTACATTATAGCGAAGAAGATGGCGAAATAGCTGTTAAAGCATGGGATGCACCAATGGAAGGGTGGGATGAAGAACATAAAGACATGATCATAATAAGAAAAGATGATGATGGATTTTATTTAGATGGGTATGTATCTTTTGGTGATTTTGAAATGCAAGGTCCATTTAACACATATGAAGAAGTGCTTAAATTAGCTGTTGAAGAAATGGAAGCCTTTAAAGAAGATTGGGACGAACAATAAAATAAAATAAAATAAAATAAAATAAAATGGACAATTTCGATTTAAAAAAATATTTAGCTGAAGGTAAGCTATTAAAAGAAGAAGTATCTTCAAGGTTTATAAAAAAATACCTTTCTATGGTTGAACCTGAGAATTTTAAAGATATTGAAGATATAGAATCATATAGTGATAGAGATAAAGCTATATTTTTATACTTAGAAATAGGCCCAGGTATCATGGTAAGCGATGAGTTAGCAAGGGATCTTAAAGACAAGCCAAGTGAAGAAATAGTCCAATATTTTAAAGATAGAAATTATAGTTATATGCCTTATAGTGCGATGGATAGAATATTTGGTTCTATAACCCCTACTGGAATGGAATTTGAAAGAGGATCCCCAGAAAAAGTACATCTAGATGCTTATGGACATAATAGAAAAATTAATAAAATCTTAAGAGACAAATACCCAGATGTTATTGATTTTATGAAAAGTGATAGAACAGGAGGTAATGCAATAGAAGTTCATAATGCTATCCAAGATAGATATAGTGATGAAGCAAAAGACGGAAGAAGCAGAGAAGTAAGTTATGAAGAATACGCTTCAGATTTTGCTGATGCTATGAGGGGCAGAATGTAATTAAAATAAAATATAAATAAAATGGATAATTTCGATTTAAAAAAGTACTTAGCTGAAGGTAAGCTATTAAAAGAAAATGAAAACCAACTAGTAATAGATGGAGATTTTATTAAGAGAAAACATAACCCATTCTTACCACAAGAATTCTTTGGGGGTGGGGACCAACAACAAATGCTTCATATGTTTAGCCAAAACGCTATCCTATATGATATAACAGGAGAATTATTACCTTACCTTGAAGAATTTGGAGGTTATAGATCTAGCTACAATGGTGCGGATGTAATTAAATTTCCTCTAGATAATCCAAGAATCACATTATTAAACCCTGCACAAAAGTTTTTAAAACCTGGTGAAAAGTACAAATCATTCAATTCTTTTGATGATTTAGAAACACTAGACAGATATTCAGATGAAGGTAGTTCATTAAAAGAAGAACAAGGAGAGAATGATAACATAGTGTCATTTCTAAATGCTAATATTGAAGATGTAAAACAACACATGCGTGATGAATTTTTTGATGATGATGAAGATGAGGCAGAGTACAATGAAGAAATGGGTGAAGAAATTGATAGTGTAACATCATTCGAAGGTGCAGATAATGATGATGATTTAGCTGGAGCTGTACCTAACCAAGAAATAGGTATATCTTACATGCTTAAAGATGATTATGATGCTTTGGAAGACAAAACTAGATTTGAAACTGATAATGGTTTTCCTCCTGCAGATGTAAAAATAGCAGGTAAAGATTTAAAATTCATTACTTATAGTATTTAATATACTTTTTTAAAATATAAAAAACAATTAAAAATCGTCTGCTACCTTAGGCGAACATAATATGAATTAAATTTCATATATTTAAGCCCTCGAAAGAGGGCTTTTTTTATTGCGAACTTGCGATTTTGAAATCTCCCCCCATACGTATCAACATAATATGCCATCTCTTATATGGTATCTAATCAATTATAAACCCCCTATTACGTTTCTTTAATAAGCGTAGTTTCCCAAAAAATTTAGGAAAATGGATAGAGACTTTTTTAAAGGTGCTATCGCTGAAGCAAAAACAGTAAGAGAATCAGCAATAGCCAATGCAAAAGCAGCTTTAGAGGAAGCATTCGAACCAAAAATGAGATCTATGCTAGCTACCAAGCTAGAGGAGATGGAAATGGATGACGAAGATGCAACTAATGAAGTAGAAGAAGAGAACTACAAAAATGAAGGAAAAGGAGAAGTTGAAGAACTTGACCTTGACGAAATTTTAGCAGAACTCGAAAATGAATTATCAGAAGAAAATTCTGAAGAAATGTTGAAAGAAGAAGAAGAAGTAGAAATGGAAACTGAAGAAGACGAAATGGATTCTGAAGAAGAAGTAGAAATGGATTCGGATGATGAAGATATCGATCTTGAAGACATGACTGAAGATGAATTGAAGAAATTTATTGAAGACGTTATTGAAGATATGGTTCAAGCTGGAGAGCTAGAAGCAGGAGATAGCGCAGAAGAAGAAATGGAAGACGAAATGGAAGATGATATGGAATCTGAAGAAGATGAAGTAGAAATTGAAATGGAAGACGATATGGAATCTAAAGAAGAAGTAAACGAGTTTATGGGTATTGGTAAATCTAAAAAAGTAGCTGAGGAGTTTGCATCTGCAAATCCAGAATTAATACAGGCTGCTAAAGGTAAAGACCAATCATCAGATGAATTCAAAACTCTTGTTCTTAAGTTTAATAGCTACCTAAGAAAAGAAGGAATATCTTCAAGTTACAGAGGTAACTATATGGATAAACTTTATGATATGGTAGGAGTAGATCGTAAGGGTAAATTGGCACCAATGGCTAGTACAATGGAAAACGAAGATTTATCTGAAGCAGTTGAAACAATTAATACTTTAAGATCAGAATTGAACGAAATCAACTTATTGAATTCTAAACTTCTTTACACAAACAAAATCTTTAAAGCTAAAAACTTAACTGAATCTCAAAAGGTAAAAGTGTTGAACGCATTTGACAATGCTAATACAACTAAAGAAGCTAAATTGGTATTTGAAACATTAAACAATAGTTTAACAAAATCAAAAACTATAGTAAAAGAATCTCGTATGGGATCTGCTTCTAAGTCAATTAGTAAAGTTAATACAACAACAAAACAACCAATTGTAGAGTCAAATGAGATGGTGAAAAGATTTCAAAAACTCGCAGGAATAAAATAATTAAATTAATAAAAAACAAAAAAACAAAAAACAATGTCACAACTAAATTCACTTTTAGAAAGTGCTAACCCTCACAAATCACTACAAAGTGATGCAGTAAGGTTAGCCAACAAATGGGGAAAGACAGGATTGTTAGAAGGAATCTCAAATGAGACTGACAAGAACAATATGTCTATGATCCTAGAAAACCAAGCTAAGCAATTGGTAACTGAAACTTCTGCAACAGGAGGAACAGCAAACTTTACAGCAGGAACAGGAGAAACTTGGGCTGGTGTAGCTTTACCATTGGTAAGAAAAGTATTCGGACAAATCGCAGCAAAAGAATTTGTTTCGGTTCAACCAATGAACTTACCTTCAGGTCTAGTATTTTATTTGGATTTCCAATATGGTACTACAAAAGCTCCATTCGCAGCTACAGACTCAATGTACGGAACACCTTCAGCAAACTTTGGAAACGAAGCAGCAGGTGGTGCTTACGGTGCTGGAAGATTCGGATATTCTATCTTGAACGCAACTGGAACTGGAACAGTAACTACTAGTTCAGCAGACTTCTTTACAGATTTTAACGCAAACTCTACTTATTCTGCATCTGCAGCAGCTGGGGATTATAGTGTATACTCAGTACCAACTTCATCAATGGATTCATTTGATGCTGAAGGTGTAAGAGCATTTACATTATCATCTGCATCAGTAGCATTCGGACAACTTCCAGAATTTACTAAATTGAATGGTGGAAACATCGAATTCGTTGCTGCCAAAGATAAAGTAGTTTCAGGAACATCAGTAGCAACAGTTACTTATTCAAAACAACCAGCTGATAACACAAGAGGTGATTTCGAAAATAGCACAGCTATTCCAGAAATTAACGTTGAAATGTCAAGTGAAGCTATCGTAGCGAAAACTAGAAAACTGAAAGCTGTATGGACTCCAGAATTTTCTCAAGATTTAAATGCATACCATTCATTAGATGCTGAAGCTGAATTAACTTCAGTAATGAGTGAGTACATTTCTTTAGAAATTGACTTGGAAATCTTAGATATGTTAATTGATTCTGCAGCAGCAGGAACTGAATACTGGTCAGCAGTAAACAACACTTCTATAACAACTGCAGGATACGGATCTGATTTAGGATTCTTCAACACTCAAGGACAGTGGTTCCAAACTTTAGGAACTAAAATGCAGAAATTGAGTAACATTATTCACCAAAGAACATTAAGAGGTGGTGCAAACTTCCTAGTATGTTCTCCAACTGTAGCTACTATTTTGGAATCAATTCCAGGATTTGCTGCTAATACAGATGGTGATGCTGCTAAAATGAGCTACGCATTTGGAGTTCAGAAAGCAGGTACAATGAATTCAAGATACACGGTGTACAAAAACCCGTATATGACTGAAAACACTATCTTAATGGGATACAGAGGAGGACAATTCTTGGAAGCAGGTGCAGTATTTGCTCCATACATTCCATTAATCATGACTCCAATGGTTTACGACCCAGAAACTTTCGTACCTAGAAAAGGATTACTTACTAGATATGCTAAGAAAGTGGTTCGCCCGGAGTTTTATGGTAAAATTTATGTTGAAGGTTTGAACAGCCTATAATATAAGTTAACACATATATAACTTAATGAGAAGGGGATGCATTTTTGCATCCCTTTTTTATATGTATAACGGACCCGAAAATTCTGGACTTATGAAAATGTGTAAAATGTGTAAAATAGAGAAAAATTTAGATGAATTTTATAATAAATCAACAACTAAAGATGGTAAACATATCTATTGTAGTACCTGTATGAAGGACGAAAAGAAAAAATATTACAAACGTACAAAACACGACAGAGCAGATTACTATGCATCCTACCGTGAAAAAAACAAAGAATATTTCAACCAATACTCTAACAACCACTACCACACCAACAAGGAATTATATAGGGAATGGAATAGAAATAAATACACTACAGACCCACATTTCAGAACTAAACATATAACCTCATCAAGGATACATGAGGCCCTAAAAACATACCAAGTATTAAAAACCGAAAGAACGATTGAATATTTGGGCTGTTCTATAAGTGAGTATTGTGGCTATTTAGAATCGAAGTTTGACGATAAGATGAACTGGAATAACCAGGGAACATATTGGCACATTGACCACATCATACCTGTTTCTTCATTCGATTTTAACAACGAAGATGAGCTATACAAATGTTTCCACTATACAAATACTCAACCTATGGAAGCCCTTGAAAATAGGATTAAAAGTGATAAAATGATTTAAATATTTTATAGAACATTTTATTGTACGTATTACCAAAATATATAAGTTTTTAAAATCAAATTATGAGTTCAAAACATCACAATGACCCTGTATTTAAGGGTAAGAGGGTTCCAAAAAATCCAATTAAGTTTAAGATTACATTAAACGAAGAACAAAAAGAAGCAAAACAACAAATTCTAGATAATACATTAACCATCCTAGCAGGTTCAGCAGGTTCGGGTAAAACATTACTCTCATGTCAAGTAGCACTTGATGGGTTGTTTAGAAAGCAATATGAAAAAATAATTATCACACGACCAACCGTATCTAAAGAGGACATTGGATTTTTACCCGGTGATCTGCGAGAAAAAATGGATCCATGGGTGCAACCAATATACCAAAATATGTTTTTGTTGTATGATAAAGCTAAAATTGAAAAATGTATAGCTGATGGTCAAATAGAAATAGTACCTGTATCATTTATGAGAGGTAGAACATTCCTAGATAGTATTGTTATAGTAGATGAAGCCCAAAACGTTACACACGATCAAATGCAAATGATAGTAACTAGAATTGGTTTACGTTCAAAAATGATAATTTGTGGTGATGACCACCAAGTAGATTTAAAATCCAGAAAAGACTCAGGATTTAGATTTTTATACACAGCCGCTAGAAAAATTAAAAATATGGTAGGTATTACTTTAAAACAAAACCATAGAGATCCAATCGTAGAGGGATTAATTGAAATGTATGAAGATGCAGAAGAGCGTGGTATAACCGGAGGGAAAAAGAAATAATCACACTCCCCAAATAGGAACGTTTTTCCTCAATATTTATAATAAAAATAATACTATGGCAAACATTCCTATATGGCCTGGAACTTCAACATTCACACCAGGTTCAACACCTTTTGGATTTTATGATGCTGATGCTGATTTTATATTAGATGCTGACAAGGTAGCAAAATTTTGTGCCCAAAGGCTAGGATATCCTATTGTAGACATTGAATTACAAGATATCCAATTCTATACAGCTTTTGAAGAAGCAGTAACTACATACGGTAATGAATTATATGCTTATAAAATTAGACAAGATTATTTGTCTTTAGAAGGTGCATCCTCAACAACAAACCTAAATACAGCACTTGTAACACCAAATTTAGCAAATGTAATCAAAATATCAGAACAGTATGGAACTGAAACAGGTACAGGGGGTAATACAGATTGGCATACAGGTTCTTTAGCCCTAACTGCATCAGTTCAAACCTACGATTTAGGTAAATGGGCTGAAGATAATTTAGGTGTTAGTGGTAGTGATTTTGAAATAAAAAGAGTATTTTATGAAGCACCACCTGCAATAATCAAATATTTTGACCCGTACGCAGGTTCAGGTACAGGGGCGATGAATATGATGGATTCATTTGGTTGGGGTGAATATTCACCAGCAGTTAACTTTATGTTGATGCCTATGAATTTTGACATACAAAAATTACAGGCTATTGAGTTAAATGATCAAATAAGAAAATCAAACTATTCATTTGAAATTCAAAATAACAAATTAAGATTATTTCCTATCCCTAAAAATGATTTAAATGAACTACACTTTCAATATTTGTTAAAATCAGAAAGGTTAGCTAATAGCATAACCCCTACAACAGATACAATTACTAATGTATCCAATGTACCTTACGCTAATCCAACGTATGCTCAAGTGAATTCTGTAGGTAGAAGTTGGATATTTGAATACGCTTTAGCATTAAGTAAAGAAATGTTAGGGTATGTTAGAGGAAAATATTCTACAATACCAATCCCAGGGGATAGTGTTACAGTAAACTCAGCAGATTTAATATCAGCCGCAACAAACGAGAGAACAGCTTTAATAGAAAGGTTAAGAGCATATTTTGATGAAACTTCTAAGGAGAAGTTAATGGAGAGACGTTCATTAGAAACAGATTATTTAAAGAAAGAACTTACAGAAGTTCCAAACGTAATTTACATAGGATAATATGGCACTTTTTGGAGGAGCAAGAGACATCAGTCTATTCAGACATTTGAATAGAGAATTAATGGGAGAGATAATCACCCAACAGTGTGCTTTCTACAAATATAAACTTGAGGAAACGAAAGTAAATATTTATGGTGAAGCTGCTGAAGAAAAATATTATATGGGTCCTGTTTTGCTTAACTGTCTAATAGAGAGACCAGATCAAGATTATCCTGAAACTGACCTAGGTACGGATTTTAGTTGGGGTGCAACATTTAAATTTTTACGTGACGATTTATTAAATAAAAACGAAGAATTTAATGTAGATACAAATATTTATGGGGCTGACTTGGTTCCTGAAGTGGGGGATATTATATTATATCAAGAAGGATATTACGAGGTAGATAAAACAACATCTAATCAATACTTTTTAGGTAAAAACCCAGATTACCCAAATAATACTAACCCACTTAACCCTGGATTAGAAAATTTTGGTTCAAGTATTTCAATTGTTTGTGAAACACATTACGTACCTGCAGATAAAGTAGGAATTACTCAAGAAAGATTAATATAATGGCTGAAAGAGGAAAAAAACCAATACCAAAAACACAAAGGGAACTTAGTAAATCTCTTCAGGAACCTTATGTTAATCCAGAAACTGGGGAAACTAGAGGTAACCCAAATGATTCATCATTTGATCCTAAAAATAGAGGTAACCATGTATCATTTAAAGGTGACACAACAAAACCATTTAGTTTAGGCTTTAAAGAAATTGATGAAGCTATATTTTATTATGTTGAAAATATAATCAAACCAACAGTTCAACAAAATGGTGTAGTCCAGAAAGTACCTATAATATATGGTTCACCTGAAAGGTGGAAACAAATACAAAAGGACGGATATTATAGGGATAAAAAAGGTAAAATAATGATGCCTTTAATTACATTTAAACGTAATAATATTGAAAAGAACAGAACTGTAACCAATAAATTAGATGCTAATTTCCCAAACAATATTAGTGTATTTGAAAAACCATATTCATCTAAAAATGCATATAGTAATTTTAATTTACTTAATAATAAAAAACCAATAAAACAATATTATGCTGTTGTTGTACCTGATTATGTAACAGTTACATATGATTTTATAATTTCTACTTACTATGTTGAACAATTAAACATACTAATAGAAGCTATGAATTATGCTTCGGATTCATATTGGGGAGATCCTGAAAAGTTCAAATTTAGAGCAAGAATAGATTCATTTGCAACACCTATTGAAGTCCAAACTAGTGGTGAAAGGGTAGTTAAGTCTACATTTTCTTTAAAAATACACGGATATATTGTACCACCAACTATTCAGAAAGAATTAGCATCCATAAAAAAGTATTATGGTCCTAACCAAATTACATTTAACTACGAAACCACATCCAATATAAAAGATATATAAAAAATGATAAAAAAAGTTTTAACACAAGAAGAAATTCAACAAGTTACAAAATTAAGAGAAGAATTTAACTCATTAACAATTTCAGCCGGGGAGATAGAAATGCAAATTATCAATCTACAATTACAAAAAGAAAAAATAAAAGATAATTTCATAAAACTCCAAACCCAAGAATCAAAAGTTATCAATGAGTTAGAGAATAAATATGGGAAGGGAACAATTTCATTAGAAACCGGTGAATTTATTTCAAATTCATAATTTTTTGAATTCCCCTCACATATTTATTATCAAATAAACATAATATTAATATAACAATAAAATGGCAGAAACATTAATTTCACCAGGGGTATTAACAAGAGAAAACGATCAATCTCAAATTACCTCTCAACCAGTTCAAGCAGGAGCAGCTATTGTTGGTCCTACAGTGAAAGGTCAAGTAAACATTCCTACAATAGTTACATCATATAGCGAATATTTAGCAAATTTTGGTAGTACTTTTGAAAGTGGGTCAGATACCTACTCATTCTTAACATCAATCTCAGCATATAACTATTTCCAGAATGGTGGAGAATCATTATTAGTAACAAGAGTCCAATCAGGAACTTTTACATCAGCAACATCTTCATTTGTATCTGGAACTATTGCTGAACAAGCAAATAATATCTTTACGTTGGAAACAATTGGTGAGGGTATTAATATGAATAGTACTTCAACAGAAACTTCAACAGGAGCTTTACCAAGTGGTTCATCCGATAATATCAGATGGGAAATTGTTAGCCCTAACAAAGCAAAAGGTGTATTTTCTGTAATAATCAGAAGAGGAGACGATGTAACTAAATCAAAATCAGTATTAGAATCATTTACAAATGTTTCATTGGATCCAAAACAATCTAACTATATAGCTAGAGTAATAGGAGACCAAAAACAAGTAATGAGGGGTGCAGGTGTAGATCCATACCTACAAACTTCAGGAAGTTTTAGAAATGCCTCAAGATATGTAAGAGTAAAATCTGTAGATGTAAAAACACCAGATTACTTTAATAATAGTGGTGTAGCTAAAGATGATTATACAGGATCAATTCCAGTAGCTCAAAGTGGAACTTTAGGAGACGCTTCAGGTAATATAGTAGGAGCAGGTGCTAACTATTATGAGAATATTTCTACAAATACACAAGGTTTAGCTGCTACAGATTATACAGATGCTTTAGGTTTATTAGCAAATGCTGATGAATTCCAATATAATGTCATTTCAACACCAGGTTTAATACAATCCGTAGCTGCCCATAGTACCACGTTAAATACATTAATATCTAACGTAGAAAATAGAGGTGATGCCATTATAGTAATGGATTTATCAACATATGGTTCTACAGTAGCTTCAACAGTTCAAACAGCAGATAACTTAGATAGTTCATATGCTGCAGCTTATTGGCCTTGGGTTCAAATTACAGACCCAGATGCAGGTAAATTAGTATGGGTTCCAGCTTCAACAATGATTCCAGGAGTATATGCTTCAAGTGATGCAACTTCAGAAGCATGGTTCGCACCAGCAGGTATTAATAGAGGGGGATTAGGAACTGTAAACCAAGCAGAAAGAAAATTAACAGCAACAAATAGAGATAATTTATATGTTGGTAAAGTAAACCCAATAGCAACATTCCCAGGAAGAGGAGTTGTAGTATTTGGTCAGAAAACATTACAAACTCAAGCAAGTGCTTTAGATAGAATAAATGTTAGAAGATTATTGATTGAACTTAAATCATACATCTCTCAAGTATCAGATAATTTAGTATTTGAACAAAACTCAGCAGCTACAAGAAACACATTCTTAGGTCAAGTTAACCCATATTTAGAAAGTGTACAACAAAGACAAGGTTTATATGCATTCAAAGTAGTGATGGATGAAAGTAATAACACAGCAGATGTAATTGATAGAAATCAGTTAGTAGGTGCTATTTACATTCAACCAACAAAAACGGCAGAATTCATTTACCTAGATTTCAACATTTTACCAACAGGAGCAACTTTCCCAGCGTAAGAATTTGAATTTACAATATTTATAAACGAATTAAAATAATAAAATAAAATGCCAGTATTAGATCCAAATGAAATATTTTTCACCGCATTTGAACCAAAACAGAAGAATAGGTTTATCATGTATATTGATGGATTTCCATCTTACATGATTAAAGGGGTATCAGAAATAGGAATGACACAAGGAGAAGTAACCTTAAACCATATTAACGTTCAACGTAAAGTGAAAGGTAAATCTACTTGGAATAACGTAACATTTACATTATTCGACCCAATTACACCATCAGGAGCTCAAGCTGTGATGGAGTGGGTAAGATTACACCACGAATCAGTAACAGGTAGAGATGGGTATTCTGATTTCTACAAAAAAGACTTAACATTCAACGTATTAGGACCAGTAGGTGACGTAGTATCAGAATGGGTATTAAAAGGTTCAATGATAGTAAACGCCAACTTTGGTGCTTATGGTTGGGATGATGAAAATGCAGCTCAAGAAATATCTATGGAAGTAGCTATTGATTACGCAGTATTGAATTACTAATAAGTATTTAAATATCTTTAAGAAGAGCTTGGCTTATACCAGGCTCTTTTTTATATTTAACCTTAAATAATTAATAAATAAAAAATGGTTATAGCATTAACAATATCACTTTTACTCTCGGATGTAGCGATGGTATATTTTATACTTAAATTTATAAAGTTATACAAATCCCAACAAGAATCACTTATTCAAGCTTCTGTTAAACTCCAAAACCTTGAAAAAGATATATTACATAACAAATCAATAACCGAACTAGGTTTAAAAGACTTTGAGAAAGCAACAACAAAATATGTTCAATCTCAAGTGAATGGTTTAGAAAAAAAAATCCACAAAGAATTTGACCTACATAGAAAACAAGGTAAAAATTATTAAAAATTAAAATATATCATATTTATCGCTAACAATAAAGTTATTTACAAATAAAAATTATGGAAGACAACAAACCCAATTTCCCAACCGAGACAATTGAATTACCATCTAAAGGATTAGTATATCCTGAAAGTAACCCACTATCAAGTGGAAAAATCGAAATGAAGTATATGACCGCTAAGGAAGAAGATATACTATCCAATCAATCATATATTAAAGATGGTACAGTAATAGATAAATTACTCCAGTCATTAATAGTTTCAAAAATTGAATATAAAGATTTAATTGTGGGGGATAAAAATGCCATATTAATAGCCTCTCGCATATTAGGGTATGGTGCTGAGTATACATTTGAACATAAAGGTGAAGAAGTAACAGTAGATTTATCTATACTGGAAAATAAGGAAATTAATGAGGAAGATTTCACCCAAGGTCAAAATGAATTTTCATATAAATTGAAAACTACAGGGGACAGTATTACATTTAAACTATTAACACACGGTGATGAACTTAGAATTGATGAGGAGTTAAAAGGTTTAAAACGTATTAATAAAAAATCATCTAAAGATGTTTCTACTAGGTTAAGATATATGATTCAATCAATAAACGGGGATGATAATCCATCATCAATAAGAACTTTTATTGATAATAATTTCTTAGCTAGAGATGCTAGAGAATTTAGATTACATGTTAAATCATTCCAACCAGACATCAACATGAGAGTTTCAGTGGAAACTTCCGAAGGAACGGATGATATAGAGTTACCCATTAGTCTTAACTTCTTTTGGCCAGACGTCGAGTTATAGAGTAAATCTATTTACACAAATACATGAGATAATATTCCACGGTAAGGGGGGATATGATTATAATACCATATACAATATGCCTATATGGTTAAGGAATTTCACTTTTAATAAAATAAAACAGTTTTATGATAAAGAAAAAGAAGAAGTTAACAAAACTCCTACCATTCCAAAAACCGGGAAAATAACTCCCCCAAACTTTAAACAACCTACCTATACAGCGAAGACATCAAAGAAATGATGTCTTCCTATATTTATAACCAAAATCAATAGATGGCTTTAAACGATGATTTAGAAAAAGGTAATAAATTACTCTCAGAAAGATTAAAAATCAACGAAGATATAGTAGATGATCTTAGGGATTATACCAATTTATTACAAGATCAACTAAAAAATGTAAAATTTCAATCTCAAGAAAAGAAGGAAATTCTATCATCAACTAGAAAGATAAATAGCATAGCTCAACAAAATTATACCATACTTGAGAAAGAATTAGGTACTGAAAAGCTTTTAAAAAAGATAGGTGATGATAAATTAAAATTAGAAAAAGAAATTAAAAGGTTAAATAACCTTAAATCTAAAACTCTTGTTGATGATAAAAGACTGCAATCTGAGATAACTAGTAATGTACAATCTCAAATAAAAAACACAGAAAATCTATTAAATCAACTTAAAGGTGTTGAGCAAACCACCCAATCCATTTCTCAAAATCTAGGAGTTAAAACATTCTCAGCTCTTAAAGATATCACAAAATCAATCCCTGGGTTAAGAAAATTTAGTGAACCTTTTGATAATGCTGCTGAAGCTGCAAGAAAAATCGCAGCACGTAATAAAATTGCAGCAGGTATAAACAAACAAACAGGAAAAGGATTAGATAAAGATGCAATAAAATCCTTAGGATTAGCTGATAAATTAAAGGATAAAAATGGAAAAATCCTTACAGGAACATCAGCAATTGCTAAAATGAGGAAAAAGGGATTAATGGGAGCCCTAAAACCTCAGAATGCTTTAGTATCGGGGACAAAAACCCTACTCAAAGAATTAAATTTGGGTAATTTAGCATTATTAGGTTTTGTGAAAGGACTATTCCAAGCAGATAACATCACAGGTGATCTGGCTAAAAATATGAATATGTCATATGGTGAAGCTAGAAAACTAACAAGAGAACTAGCAGTTCAAGCTGAAAATAGTGGGAATACGTTTGTAACTACTAAAGGCTTAAGTGAATCTTTAACCTCTATAAATTCTACCCTAGGTACTAATGTTAAATTAAATGGTAAAAACCTTGAATTTTTCACAGAAATGAGAAAATCAGCAGGTTTTACTAATGATGAGTTAATGGGGATGCAATCCCTAGCTAATGCTACTGGGGGTGATTTAGAAACTATGACTGGTGAGTTTATGGCCCAAGTCAAACTTTCTAATATAAAAAATAAAGTATCCCTTAATGAGAAAACTCTCATGAAGGAGATTGGAAGTATCTCGGCAGCAACTACATTATCATATGGTAAGGATGTAAAACTATTAGGGAATGCTGTAGCAACAACTAAGGCTTTAGGTATGGAAATGTCTAAAGTTGAGGGTATTGCTGATAGTTTACTTAACTTTGAAACTTCTATATCTAATGAGTTAGAGGCAGAATTACTTATAGGTAGAGAATTAAACCTAGAAAAAGCAAGAGAATTAGCTTTAAATAATGACATAGCTGGAGTTGCTTCTGAAATAGCAACACAGATGGGCTCATCAGCAGAATTCACAACCTTAAATCGAATCCAACAAGAAGCATTAGCTAAAGCTGTAGGTATGAACCGAGAAGACTTGGCAAGAACCTTACTACTTCAAGAACAAATAGGTAATGTTAGTAAAGAGGATTATGCACTTAGAGAAAAACAAGTAAAACAATTAGAAGCCCAAGGCTTAACCCAAGCTCAAATTAAAGAAAAACTAGCCAAAACTAGTATAGAAGATTTAAAAAACCAGGCCTCAGCCCAAGAAACCCTCACGGCCAGTGTGGATAAGATGAAAGAAATATTTGTCCAAGTGGGTAGTGTAGTTTTACCTTTATTTGAGGGGTTTGCCAGTTTAGTAGGATACATTACCCAATCTAAAGCAGCTATGTTTGGTTTAAAGGTAGCTCTAACAGCCATAGCTGCAAAGAGTCTAATAACCGCAGTTGCACAAATCTTTGCAGGTAATGCAAAATTTGGTCCCTTAGGGATAATCTCAGCTGGTATTGGGGTAGGAGCTCTTATGGGAGCTATATCATCAGCTAAATCCATAGGTGATGGTGCTTTTGGCGCCGATGGTTCAACTCAAATATCAACTAAAGAAGGAGGATTATTCGAAATTTCCCCAAATGATGATGTAGTAGTAGCTCCAGGTGCTATTGATAGAATGAACCAACCAGGAGGTGGAAACAACCAATCAGGGGTTATATCAGAATTAAGAAAACAAAACAGTATCCTAATGCAAATACTTCAAAAGGACACAAACATAGAAATAGACGGAACTATCCTAAATAAGAAAGTACAACAATCACTTTCTACATTAGGTTAATATTTATAATAAAACAAACATAATATTATGGCTTTAAAAAATAAATTATCATCAACAGGTTCACCCCTATCAAATTTAAATGGTGGAACTGCAACTGTACCTAACTTTAAGTTATCCAAAGTACACAATGAATACTCAATTAACGGTAACCCTACACTACCTGGTAAGCCTGCCCCATCTAAATTGGATTTAGACGGTAGAGTACCGGGAAATAACTACAGAAACAACACACCAGAAGGTAGAACATTTTAATATATGCCTTTAATTGACCTAAAAACAGACTTAAAATCATTAAAGTTTGGGAATGATAGACCTCAAGGTGGTTCTAGTAATCAACCTTATATCCAAACCCAAATCCCAGATGATGATAAACAGGGAATACCTTCAACAGAGGATTTTTTGTTAAGGGGGGGATTATCTGCTCCTTTAAATGCTGCTAAAGATGTTAGTAGGTTAACTCAAATGTTTTTTGATCTAAAGGATCCTAGTGGTTTATTTTTTACTGCAAAGGAAAATTTATTATCTAGAACAGCTGTTAAAACAGAAGCATCTACAACAGCGGGTGCCATTTATACTCCCTTAAGTACTTTAGGTCAAGCAGCCTCAGGTTTTGCGGGTGGACATTTAAATTTATTAGGATTAGATCCAACAGGACTATCTGCATCCTCAAAAGACCCAGGTTTATCTGTACCTAAGTATTATGATTATATAACAAATAAAATAAATACAGGAGAAAAATTTAATAGATTAACTTCACTCTCAGACACATCTTTTGAAGAAGTAAAAATAGGTAATAAATTCACCTTATTCCCAAATGGTAGAAACACTAGTGAACCTACTTTCATGGAATATGGTGGTGGCCCAGGCTCTATATTAGGTATAGGAAAAACAAGATTAAAATTTGCTACAAACTCAACCAGAAATTCAGGGAAACGAACCTGGGAGGTAGGTACAAAAATAGGAAATTATAAATCTTGGAGTAAAGAACAAATAGAATCTACTCCTGATAATACAAATAAACCCACAGGAAATCCTTCAATTCAAGATTTTAGAAGAGATTTATTAGGTAATAGTACATATTCTACCATAATATCTTCATCTCCAAGTTATAAAACTGGGGAGGGAAAAAATATAGAAGAAAGAGTTAATCTAGGAGACCCAGGAAAGTCTCAAAACGTATACAGTTATACAACTGGGGGGAGATTAGTAGATAAAATAAACGCTAGTGGTATGTATGAAGCTGAAATAGCTAACCATTTAGGGGATAAAAATGATTTAGTTAAATTTAGTATAGGAGTTTTACAAAACAATGATACTAAAAAAGCTGATTTTATGCACTTTAGATCATTTATAGATTCATTTGATGATTCATATACCTCAAATTGGGGAGATACCCAATATGTTGGTAGAGGGGACAAATTCCACAACTATCAGGGATTTGACCGTTCAATTAATATGTCATTTACTGTATATGCTCAATCTAAAGCAGAACTAATACCAATGTATGAAAAACTAAACTTTCTAGCATCTTCACTTGCTCCATCTTATAGTACAGGTGGGTTTATGCAAGGAAACTTGGTATATTTAACTATGGGTGGTTATTTATTTAAACAATTAGGATTTATAAGATCATTAACTTATACAGTTCCACAAGAATCAACTTGGGAAATTGGTATAGGAGATGCTGGTGGGTTTGACAATAATGTTAAAGAATTACCACATATGATTAAAGTATCGGGGTTAAGTTTTACTCCTATCCATGACTTCTTACCAAGAAAAGCAAAACCTTACAACCAAAGGGATACAAGGTTTATTGCTTTAGCTAACGGTACTAATGAGAAAGATATTTCATATTCTCAAACAAGAGAAGAACCTTATAGAATTGGAAAATTAGATAAAATACAATCAAAACCTATTACATTACCATCCCCAGTAAGTAATATCCCAAAAACCCCTTTTAATTCATTTGATGATGATCTATCAGATGGTGGTACACTTTTTAATCCCTAATAAAATTTATAAATGAAAAGATACGCTAATATAGGGGAAACAATAAATCAAACCCAAAACCTAAGAACTTTAGGTTTAAGGTATAAGTTAACAAACAAATACCCTGAAATCCCCCTAAGTTCAGATGACATTCAAGTTATTACAAACTTTGGAGATCGTTTAGATTTAATGGCAAACCAATTTTACGGTGATTCAACTTTATATTGGATTATAGCAGCAGCAAACCCCGATGAAGTAAATTTCGGTTCACTCTTCTTAACAGAAGGATCACAAATACGAATCCCAACAGATTTGAATGAAATATTAAGAAATTACAAATTTTTAAATGAGTTATAAGAATGGCATTATTAGGAAAAAGCTTCAGCGATTATGTTGACAAACAGGTAAAAATTCGCCAAAAATCTTTGGGTGGTCCTTCATTGACCTCAAAAACACTTAAAGTTTACAATAGTCAATCCCCTTGGATTAGACTAGCCAGTTCAGTAGATATAACAGCCGGAGATACATCTCTCCCAGGTAAATCTGTTTTGGAACAGGTTAAAGATTTATTTGATGGTTTTGAATATGTTGGAGATAAATTAGCAAAAAACTTTGTTCTGTTTGGTGGTGTTAATACTGAAAAAGGGGGGGTTGAAAACATGCCAACTGGAATTAATAAAACTCCCCTAAAATCAGCTTATGGTTTTGGTTATAAGGATTTAAATAGAGATAATAGTAGGGGATATGTTCCTATGCCTGGTATAGAAAGTGTAGATTTTTCATATAAAAATGATGGAGCTTTAGCTCAAGCCTCAATCCAAATAAAATGTTTTTCTCCTGAACAATTCCAAATGGTAGATATTCTATTCCAAAGACCAGGATATACTGTACTTTTAGAATTTGGCCACTCAGTATTTAAAGATAATGAGGGGAAAGTGCAATACGCAGGCCAGGGGGATTATAGCTATGAAACAGAACCATTCTCAAATCTATATAACCCTAAAGAAAAACAAGGATTTTATAATTTATTAGATTTAATACAGGTTGAAAAAGAAAAATGGGATGGTAATTACGAAGCATTTTATGCTAAAATAACTAAATTTAATTGGAAATTTAATAGTGATGGTAGTTATAATATCACAGTAAATTTAATAGGTTTAGGGGATGTGATTAGTTCACTAAAGATGGATGTTACCCCACCTAAAATACCAATCCAGGGTGATGACAATTTATTAAACTCAGATACCCTTTCAATAAAGAATTCATTAAAAGTCTTCAACCAAGAAGATAACCCATTTATACCTACTACTAGAAAAGATCTCCAACTAAACACAGGAATAACTGGAACATTTAGAAGTAGTTTTGTGGAAGATGGAAGGAATGGGTTTGTATACTACGTAAAATTAAGAGATAATGGGGTTGGGGCTGATGTTTTTAAAATAGATAAAAAAGATTATATAAAAAATACCTTTACCCTTAGTGAAAGTCCAACAATTCAAAACTCTCTAACTTCTGCATTTACCTATGAATTACGTAGGATTAAAGAAGAAATGAAAGAAAAAATAAAACAGAAAACAACCCAAGACGATACTATTTCCTCCTACACCTCACCCACACCTTATCCTTATACTGTAGGGAATACAATCTCTAAAGATTATAATGTTACAATCCCTAAAGGAGTACTAGGTATCATTACAGGTAATAAAGAACATGACCCAGGAACTTATATAAGTTTTGGTGTCTTATTATCTATTATTCAACAATATTGCAATCAATATTCTAAGGGTATACCAATCCTCCAATTTGACTTTAACTTTACTAATATGAAGGAGGACAACAACTATATTAAAAAATACTCTGGTCTTTTTTCTTCTGACCCAACTAAGGTTTTAGTACCTTATAAACAACTCCCAATTAATATTATAGGCGATTCAAAACCCTTAATAAAACCATCCACAAACAAAAATAAAGGAATATCATTTAATGATCCTTCTATTCTAGAATCTTCCCCATTCTTAGTTAGTGGTGATACTAATAAAGGTAGATTAGCTTATGTTTTTCTACACACTGATTACCTATCAACAAAATTTGTTGAATCTGTAGGATCAAATAACACAGGTCTTCCAATCTTAGACTTTCTAAAAGATGTTTTAAAAGATATAGATAATAATTTAAATAATCTAAATAACTTTAAAATTCTCCATAATAAAGAAACAAACAAAATAGAAATAGTTTCTGAAACCCCCATTGGAAAAACAACTTCCAACGTAACTATAATTAATACATTTGGGGTAACAAAAACCGAAGGATCTTTTGTAAGAGATTTATCACTAGATTCAGAACTTTCAGACAATTATGCAACACAAATATCAGTAGGTGCTCAGAATAATGGGTTAAATTCACAATCTAATGGTTTGTCATTTTCAACATACAATAAAGGGTTAATTGATAGGATGATACCTGAAAAAAATGATAATGGTAGTATAAAAAACGATACCCCATCTACAGGTAGTAATCCACCTGAACCTCAAACTTGGGGGAATATTTGGACCCCTAAAACCTTAGAAGTTTTTACATCGGTGTATGTTAACTATAATGCGGATTCTGAAACCTTATCATCTTTAAAAAGTTTAAATTCTTCCATTTCCAATCTTGTATCAGGAGAACTAACTAAAAAAAGTTTAGCCCCACCCCCAATGTTCCTCCCATTTAATTTAAAATTAACTATGGATGGTTTAAGTGGTATGAGAATATATGATTCATTTGAGATTGATGGTAAAGTATTACCTGCGAGTTATAACCCAGAACAAATCCAACTAACCATAAAGAGTTTAAGTCATAAAGTAGATACAAATGGTTGGTCAACCCAAGTAGAAACTTTCTGCCAACCAAAATTTATATATGATCATACAAATATAAAAGTTGGAGAAGTACCATATGTCTCTATTACCGAATTAATATATGGGGAAGATCCCCCATTTTGGATGAAAACATATAAGGGAAAAACAGAACCAGGTGGGGGTGTTTTAAGAATTGCCGCAGGAGGTTACAAACTTAGTAGAATTAAAAAACAAAATATTAATGGGGTAGTCTACACTAATGGTGAAATCCCAGATAATAAGTTAACCCAACTTCAAAATACCCAAAAATATAAAGGCTCAATTACTTCCGATGGGGGGCAAATAAGATTATTAGATTTTATAATGGTTAAACTAGAAAAAATGCTAAAAGCTTATGAAACCGACAACCCCGGAGAACAACTATACATAAACTCAGCATATCGACTCTACCAAGACCAGGTTAGAGTTAGAAAACAGTGGGAATCAAAAGGAAAACCCAATAACGCAGCATATCCAGGAAGATCAAATCATGGGTTTGGAAGGGCTATAGATTTTGCAAATAAAAAACTTCGAGCATTAACCCCATCTATGAAAGAATATAAATGGTTAAAAAAGAATGCTGGGAAGTACGGATTTACAAGAATTTGGTCTAAATCAGGAAAACCTGAATCTTGGGAGGCATGGCATTGGGAGCATTTAGGTAATAAATAAAAACATAAAACAAATTATATGTATTTTCCAAAAAATAAAATTATAACAAACCTATTTACAAGTGGGGAGGAATACATCACTCTAGATGGGGAGGATTATATAGGATTTTACCATAAACTATATACCAGTAAATATTTCACAGGTAAAACCCCAGAAGATAAACCTACTACAGAAATATTCCCTTCAGTAGATAGTGATGATGACCGCCTACAAATCTTAACACCTCAAAAATTTAATAGTATTTCTATAGTTGATGAAGCTTATTTACGTCAGCAATTCCCAAATCTAGGAGATAGATTAGTCCCTACCCAATCTTACCCAAAACCTGCAGAAAACGATTACAAAGTTGGAAATTTTAAAAGATATTTTTGTGTAAAGGCAAACGAAAACTCATACCTTGAATTAGATAAAAAATCATACGATAAATTATCATCTAAAAATTCAAATTGGGCTTATGAGTTATATGTTACATTTTCTCTTGTATGGTATATAACGGGTGAAGAATCTCAAGTTGAGAGTACTAATAAAAATTTAGTTCTAATACAAGAACAAAGATCCAAAAGAAGAGGATTAAAAGAATTTTTAAGAGAAAATTACACAAAATTCTACAAACCCCAATAAGTAAAAAGTAAAATAATTTGGCTCCCATCGGGAGCTTTTTTATATTCACAACAAAATAAAAGTTATGTACTGGTTAGTAGAAACCGAAGAACAAGTCAAAACCCTAGAAAGAATCAAATACGAGGATGTATTTGTAGAGATAGTTCCTCTATCAAATACGGTTCATCCCGTAGAAAATTCCATTTGTTCAATTTATATCCGACCGTTAAAATCAACAAAAGGATTTATGATGACACACTCCCATAGTGAAACGTTATCCGTGGATATTGACAGTATAGTACGCGTATTAAACACATTCAAAAACATATACGTTAGAGATAAAAAAGAATTCTTACACTATTTTATTCTTAAAGGTCTTTATGACATAACACTCACCCAACCTCCGTATATACAAAACTATACCCAGACTCACAACTACTTTTACCACAAATACCCAAATAAAAAAGATATAAACCGTATTATACCCATTGTTAAACACTATGAGTATTGCGAAAAAACATTTGAAACCCTAAAACCAAGAATAAATGAACCAATCAACGACTTTTACAACAATAGAGCCACAGTGGTATTCAACGCCATCGAACGAAGTGGTATACGAATTGATAGAAAAGAATTCGAATCGCGTTTTCATGATGTCGATTCCGATTACGTCTACGGACAATTCAATTTCAAAACTCTCACAACAAGACCCTCAAACAGATATAAAGGAGTAAATTATGCAGCGATTAACAAAGAAAACGGAGACAGAAAATGCTTTATCCCAAGCAATGATCTTTTATTTGAGTTGGATATTAGTGCCTATCATCCTACTCTTTTGTCTCATTTGGTGGATTATGATTTTGGTGATGGAGACATCCATCAAAACTTTGCAGATATGTACAAAGTGGATTACCAAAAATCCAAGGAATTAACATTTAAGCAACTATACGGAGGAGTTTTTGAACAATACAAGGACCTGGAGTTCTTTAAGAAGGTACAAGTATATACTGATGATTTGTGGGCTCGGTTCCAAAATGATGGATACGTGGAATGTCCTATTTCAAAGCATATATATAGGAAGGATGTGTTGGAAGATATGAAACCTCAAAAGTTGTTGAATTATATTCTACAAAACTTGGAAACGGCAACAAATGTTCGTATATTATGGGAAATATTTAAGTTATTGAAAGGGTGTAAAACAAAATTAATACTTTACACCTATGATAGTTTTTTGTTTGACCTAGATAAAAATGATAAAGAAACAATAAAAAAAATACAAGAAATTTTTAAAAAACACAAATTACAGACAAAATTCAATTATGGAACAACATATGACTTTACATAACCCTCCACATACGTATACAGTAGACGATTTTCATGAATCGTCACTCACAAATACAATAGATTTGAATAATAGATTACTTTGTACCTTTACTACTAAAGAAGACCTTGATGGGTTACTGGATAGTATCACAACAAA